ATCTGCCACTGATGGCCGGTGGAATCCTTAAACGCTCGCATGTTGAAACCTCGTTAGGATGACTGCAAAAACTACGTTGCAGTATACCAAACAGGGGCGGAGTTGGCGTTCTTCACTGGTCGCAAGGAGACGTCCACCATCAACGCCTCGCCGAGGTTCTCATTGCGAGTAAACGATTTGACCATCATCGTGGCCCGCAGCCCCTCGCTGCCAGCCGTTGCAACCAGGCCATCAAGGACAAGAACCTCAACAGCGGTGTTATTGATGAAGGCACCCTGGAAGGCATCGAAGTCAGCGTCGCCGGTATCCCAGAGCATCCCGAATTCGACGGTAGCATCCTTCATCCCGTCAACGAATTCCTTCCAGCCACCAGACGCCCTGGTCGTGACGTCGGTTTCGTCCTTCTCAAGGCTCAAGGTCAAGTCCTTGACGTTGCCGATGAGATCCCACGTCGGGCTGGCATAAGTGCCGGTGTTGCGGTAAAGCTTTGCGTTTTGGCTAAGTACGTGTGCCATTAAATTGTCCCCTTATAGCGGATGGAAATGGTTGTCTGTAGGACGCCATCTTCGGCCACCCGGTTCGGGTCGAATGGCTCCAATTGCTCGATCTCATGAACGTATAACCCAGCCAGGTTATTGGCCGCTAGGCGGTCCATTAGCTCCTGGCAGAGCGTCAAAAATTGTCCCGTCTTAGTCTCCTGCGCTGCTTCAGTCCCGCTGCAATCAGTACGAAGGACCACACCAACGGTGTAAATCTTCGTCCAAAGGTTGCTACGGCTCAGTAGTTCGCGGGATTGTTCGGCACTGTGTACCGTGACATCCCAGCCAGTGAGCGCATCCCGATCGTAGATTGGGACTAGCTTCTTGGCGGTCGTCACTGTCTGGCTGTACGTCCCGCCCTGTATGAGCGAGACAACAGCGTCAACTAGATCCACTGGCAAGGGCATTAGGTTTCCTTTGTGTGGATCCTCAAAGTCTGCATCGTTTGATCCTGATACCGCCAAGCGGCCTCACCACCTACCGAAAGAACCTTGTAAACCCTGGTCCCTTCGGTGATCTGATCGCCTCGCTGAGGAGTTATCACAACACCACCGATCTTTAGTTCCGATGCAAGCAGGATGTAGTCTCGGCTCTTAATTTGCTCAATGACTGATCCATCCTGCGTGACATCATGCACCGACCGGCCAGGGACAGCCCTGGAAATCGTCACAGATGAAGCACCGCGCGTATAGGTGATCGACACTCCATGAATGGAGCGTGCGGCCTTATGTGCGGCGATGACTGCGGACTCCAGGGCTGTTGGCATTGCTTACCTCAGTGGACTAGGATCAGGTCAACAGGGTTTCGGTGCTGCCGATCTGATCCGTAACCACGATGGGCACCCCGAACGATTCCGAGGGGAATGGTGCAGGTGCTCCAGTCGGGTTGGTCGCGGTCCTGCTGGACTGCAACTGACGATGCGATCGTCGGTTCATGACGATGTAGTTGGGACCACGCGAAGCAGGGAACTTTTCCAAAGCCTGAGCGATCAGGCTGTCGGTCAGTCCCTTGCCAGAGTCGGCAGTCAGGTTGGCGATGCGGACAACGCTGTAGATCGATCCAACCTTCAGGCCACACCAACCGATAATCGGGTGGTAGAACGCTGGGAAGCGACCAGTAGCGGATCCGGCACGCTCAACGATCTGCCGTTCACCGATCGAGATAACACCCTGCTGACCCCAGAGAACCTGGCAATCAGAATCGCCCGTGCGGACCAGGTACACCGAGGAGCCAGTCGCAGAAGTCGTTCCACCAGCACCGACCACCTGGGCGTCTGCAAGCTGATTCAGGTTCGACTGGCCGGCAAAGCCAACAAACCCCTTCGCATCGTTGCCAGTGCCATAGAAAATCTGCTGCTCCACCTCGGCCATCGCCTGGCGCATGTGGGCGAGTGCCTCGATTCCCATCATGTGCTCAAGGCCACGCTCATCGGCGGTAGCGGCTGCGATGTCCACGGCGAACGAAGCATCGAGCACCTTGAGATCCAGCGTCACGCTGGTGTAGGTGCCCTTGGTGTTCTCGACGCCATCGTTGACGTCACGAAATCCGACAGACGGATTAGCCGTGATCTTGCTGTACTTGAACGTGTTGCCAAGCACGGTTCGTGCTGCGAGCACGCTCAAGAACGGTGCATCGTCAAGGACATCGCTAACAAGGATGTCCATGTCGGTTTTGTTGAAGTGCGCTACATCGCTGGTCGTCAGGTAACTATCAGCCATAGTTTAGAATCTCCGTTTTGGTTGCGTTGGTTAAAATCAGTTAGCGGACTTTGGAGCGAACGCCCCAGCCCATCGAATCGCCTTGTCATCAGCACCAGCCTTTGCAAGCTTCGCCTTTCGCTCTGCTGCTTCGATCTGAGCTGCGGTCAACTCCTTGCCAGCAGGTGCAGCGCTCAGTGGCTGCTCCTCGCCAAGCTTTCCCTCGATCGCTGCAAGCTTCGCGGTCAGCTCGTCCACCTGGGATTGCAGCTTCGCGTTAGCCTCGCCAATCTCGCCATTGACGATCGACAGGCACTCCTGCATCGTCTTGCCTTCGAGGAACCACTTGGCTCCTCGATCACCAAACGCAACCATGTAAGGTTGCGCAGCCTCAAGGCTCATCGCAGCGGGTGCAGGTGCCACAGGTGCGGCCTGTTCCTGCTGCTGAGTCTCGACAGCGTCCACCGCTGCATCAGCCATAACGTCTTCTCCGTAGTGAAGCGACAGAAAACCGAGTAGTCTTTCGACCACTTCCTTTTTCGGAACACCCGAAAAATGAGTCTCAATCAGCGAGCTAACCACAGGTGCCAAGTCTCGCTTGTCGTATAGATCAAAGAGCCCACCACGGGTTGCGGCTGGCTCATCAACAAAGTCAACAGCCCTTAGTCCCTTGATTCTCAAGGGTGCTTTTTCGCCGGGCTTCAGCGATTCCAAAGCGGCTAGCATCTCATCCGAGAAGTCAGCCACAATCGACAATCCAAACGTCTCCGAATCCTCCTGGGCTAGCTCCAGGAGGTACGCTCCCTGTTGTCCCTTGGGACTGTTATCACTTGCCGATAACATCGTGAAATCAGCGTAGACAGCGTTCCCCTCGACGCGGAAATTCCGTGCCCTGGCAACTGTGGTCCCGAGGCCATCGCTCGACATATGCGGATGGGTCCAGCGTGCTTTGATTCCGCGGGTTGCACCGTTGCCGATGTCAGAGACCTGCTGCAAGGTGACAGCATCAACGACGATTGGCCGAGAGTCGTTTAGACTCCCTGCCTCGATCACCTTGGCCCGCTTGATGGTTCGGCCATCAACACCGCTCGCCGGTGCTTTGGTAGCCTGGCTACGAAACATCGTTAGGCGACTGTTGCCCATTGTCTTCTCCTTCTGTTTCGGTGGTCTCTTCCGGGACGTCAGGCTCAGCCATCACGGGCACGCTAACCAGCCCTTCGGTCGATTCGTCGAAGCCGTATTGCGTTAGGTAGTCCCGCTCCTCGGCAAGCTTGCGGACAACATCCCGCCAATCGTCGCCGTACTTCTCCCGACGGATCTCTGAGCGAGTTCGTAGCTTGCCTTCAACTGCCATCAGGTCGCCGGTGATTTCTTGCTCTGGATTCCAATAGGGCACACCCGCAGGGATCCAGTCCCAATAGATTTGATCGATCTGCTGTACGCCCGCAGGCATGGAAAGGATTCCCGCTGCCATCCACTGTTGGATCTTCCAAACGGTGATCCGGTCGAGCATCTCTTTCAAATCTTCTCGCTTCGATTTGCAAGCCTGCTGATACTGGATAAGAGCAGCGCGGGAACCAAAGAAATTGGTGTACGCTTCATCGTAGAACGACCAGGGAATATCCAAACTCTTTAGAGCAGCTTGCAGGCTCAGCGTTAGGAATGCCTGGAACTCTGTTGATGGATGGCGTGACTCCAGGAACTCAGCCTTATCGCCTGGATCTAGTTCAAGCTTGACTGGACCTCGACCTAGATCAACTTTGTATTCATCGCCATACAGCTCAGCATCGTCGTCTGCCATTTCACGGGTGATGGCGAGGGCGAAGAGTTGGGTAATCTTCGCCTTGGCCCGAGCGTAATCGGTCACCTCCAGGCTGTCCTGGAATGATGCGATCGCGGATGTTAGCGGACTGACGCCACGCACCTGATCGAACGAGTCGAAGTAGGCAAGCTGAATGACGTTGCCCGCGCTGATGTCCCGCTCAAAGGCGTACTGGCCATCCAGCGAACGCGACCACACCGCAACACGATTCATCGATCCGCCAGCACCAACCTTGATACCGTGGACCCAGTTATACATGGGATCGACGCGGTTATCAGGTGAGCGGACTCGATCTCCCTCGATCGCCTGAATCCTGCCATCACGCAGCTTGACTAGAAAGACGTCGCCATCAAGCACCCGACGCATTTCAGCCAAACGGACCATGCGGCGCAGCGAGTGACGGCCAGCAATGTCGCAATTGATTGGGCGGTTATACCAGTTCATTAACGCCTCAAGGCGTTCATTGAAAACTGGGTCGT